AATATTCCTAATATTTTAAGCATTACATCCGGCTCACTTTTATCGTAATCAAATAAAAACGAATCGTAAACATATAGCACGAGTTTAGTATTTTTCCCTCGCAATATCTTAAATATTTCATACAATATATTAACATTATTTGCGGTCTCCAAGTTTTGTAACACGTAATTCAACAACTTTTGTGGGTTCATATTTTCCAGTTCTTTTTGAGAGAACTCATAATTTGAAATTGGACATTTGATATGTCCCCCATAGTTAAATGAATCCCACAAATCGTCCGTATATGCTACTACTTTTTTAAAGAAGGGTAGTTCCCTATACTCTTTCCAAACCCCTCCATATAGTTGCTTAAATGTGATCTCTTTTGCCTTGGCGTAATCCACATTATACATTGTAGCAAAACTCCCATGAATATCACTACTGTCAAAAGTGTAGTCAAGTAAATTAGCAAGAAGGGTAGGGTGATAAGCAGAAATATCCATCTCGATAAACGCATCGTTGCGCGGTATAAAACATTCTCTTTCTCCATTGTTTTTGTCTAAAGCTGAAAAATTTATATTATTAAAAGTATTTGAGGGTCTTGTTGTTAAGGTGTTGAGGTTATAGTGCGTGTAAATAAACTCGTTTGTTTCTCTACCATAGTATTGCTCAAATAACGATTGGTCCACTTTTATACCCGCTCGTTCTAGTTGATTGAACACCAATGCCGCCTTATTGTAAAACGAATTAAATCTTGTTTTTTCGTAGTTTGCAAAGTTTTGCTCACATACCTCATAGTGTTTTACGATCGGTACAATTGTGTTTAGATTTTGTATCTCCGGATATCTGTTGTATAACTGCGTGTGGGCTTGTGTTAATTGAGGTATATACGTATGGGGGGAGGGTGATGGTTGGGTACAATGCTTTATAGGGAAATAATGTAAAAATTCTTTTCTATCCCTTACATAAATACTTTTAATACTGTTTAATACTTTTAAACAATCCTCTACTGTTGAATTTATTGTTTCGCTATGGTTTATTGGAATGATATATCCCTTTGTATCGTGTTTTGGTCTAATATAAATGGCACACACATCGTTTTCAACAGCGTGTAAATTATGTGATGTAGGTATTACATCAACATAAGCAACGTCATGTTTTAAACTTGCGAGTAATTCAATATGTTTAGGATCTTCTATCAGCCAGTACATGCTGTAAAGATACTAACTTATTTTTAGGATCCCAAGTAATACTTTAAAAAGTCGTTTTTAAAATATTGAGAAAATCCGTACCAATTTTTAGTACGTTCTATATTATCAACTAAACCTTTATTTGCTTTAGCTACCGTGTCTTTGTTACCTGTAAGGTACCATAATGTCAATTCTGGGGTGTATAGGTCCCAGGCTATGGTTGGGGTTTTAGCAATAAGTTCTTTGTAGGTTTGTTGATTGGTTTCGATATAGATATTTTCGTTATTTTTCTTGCAGAAATATCTTGTAAATACTCCTGTAGTATAATCTTGTTGGGTTGGAGTTGTTGGGTTATAAGAAGGAACTGATCTATAAGAGAGTCCATTAAGGATTTTTTTATTTAAAGGATCAATTAAAGATGGATTATCTGTATCTGGGGTTAGAATATTAAATGGTTCAATGACTTTTCCATTTGTATTTTCAATTAGTTTATTAGAAATTTGAAGGTATGGAGTTAGTTGGATATTTACTCCATCTTGAGGAGTTTTTCCTGTAAATTTTTTCCCATTAGATAATTCATAGTAATATCCTATATAAAGTTCTTGAGTAGTAGAAAGTACATATTCATCCCCATTAGTATAAAGATTAGGTTTTATTTGAGATGATGGATAGTAAGGCATGTTTTATTAAATTAATTTTCTTTATAATATGATGGGAGATTTGTAATATAATTATCAAAGTCTTCTTTAGTCATTGCTTCCACATGAAGGTGCACTCCAGAACTATGTTCACCCCAATTTCCTTGGTATGCCATAAGTTCTCCTTTTTTAAATGTTTTATTTAATGTTTCTTCTTTTAACGTTTTAAACACGTTAGATCCAAATTGTTTTTTAGTGCTTTTGTTTTGAGTAGAAGGTAATACGTGAAGGAAAATAGCTGTTTTTCCTTTATCATTACCTGTACCTATCATCATTATCCCAGAGTTAGGATTACCGAAAACTTGAACTATTTTACAATCAAAAGGAGCCATAATCCCTACAGGTTGACTAGCTCCGTTTTGTTTAATTGTAAGGTCATACACAACATGGTTTGTATTAGAATTGTTTTTAGTGTAGATTTCCCAATCTTCTTTATCTAAATAACTTTTAAATAAAGGAGCCCATCCTGATTTTCTGTAACTAACAGTTCTTGATGAGGTTTTCTTTCCACTTTTATCCTTAAATTCAAATAATCTTTCTTTATGAGAACTATGGTGTTTTTTAAAGTTATCAACACTTTTTCGAAGAACACCTCCATTATAAATCTCAATAGGTCCTTTTTTAACTTCACCTTTATTTTCAGCAGTAAAGGTTTCACTAGGAGCAGTAGAAGAACCTTGGTTTGAAGATGAATTAAAAGATCCTTCAACTTCACTACCTATAAGTCTAGTTATGATTTCAAAAGTTTTATTATATGTAATTATAAGGGCCATTATTATTTATCAATATAATCTATTAATCTTGAATTTCTTGTAATTTTAGGATATGTTTTAATTAACGTAGCTAAAACACTACTAATGTATCCTTCAGTATTATTTTCACTTGGTGGTGCATATATGTAAAAGAATTGCTCTAAAGTAATATTTACTGCTTTACCTGCAATACCTATGAGTGAGTTGGGTACACTCCAAGTTGATCGGTAAAGGTTTGATTCTTTGGATTTTGAGGGGGCATTTACTATAGTGCCAGGGTAATTACCATCCGCCCAAGATTTAATTTTTCTTTCAACTAATGCTTCCGCACCAAGTTCAGGGGTAGAGAATTTTGCAAAGCGTCTTTCGCCTTTTGAATTAGCGGGTTCTAATACTACTCCGGCATCAATATCTTTATAACTAGTTCCTGTAAGGTTTCCGGGATTATTGTTTCGTGAGGGTCTATTTTTAGAACCTTTTTGGTAGCCTTCTTTGGTTCCTATAATAGCAGCTAATTCAAAAACAAAAGTACCACTTTTATATCCTGCACTAAGAAGAACTTCTCTTAAACTTTTATTAGCTGCTACTGCTTTAAATGGTTTTGTTGGGGCTGTAGAGGTTCCTCTATTAGAAGAAGTTGAAGTATATTCGCCTTCACCTTCACTTCCTATAAGTTTGGTTACAATATCAAAAACTTTAGAATATGATGTTGTGCTCATTATTCTTCGTTTTGGGCAATAGTTACAGTTTCAATATTTGTTTCCCAATCATTATCTTTTAAAGAATGATTAACTCCTTTAATAATAAATTTCAATGAATCTGGATAGTTACGAGGTAAAAATCTAGTAGAAACATTTAATGCGTTATATATCTTTATACCTGAGATTCCATCCATAGTTATGGAGAGATTAATTGGGATAAATCCTTGAAGTGGAGAACCATATTTAGGAACTTCTTTTTGGATTTCAGGTTGAACGTATTTATAGAATTCTGTTACTATAGCTATGTTTTTGTCAATGATTTCATCACTTAAACCACATGAATCTCCATCAAACGGATCCCAGTTTTCAATATTTTTCTTAGTATATCCAAAAGCAGATATGGTTTGTTTCCAAATATTTTCCTTATATTCTACGTTAGGTTCAGCTACTTCACCTGTTTTTTCTCTAGAAGCTCCATCTCCAGGAACTAGTTTTTCTTTCCAACGGTCTATAAGACCCTTATTCCATTTAGAAAACATTGTATTTTCTGTTCCCTTAACATAACCTCCTGCTGTAGAACCAACAGTAGCCATTGTAGCAAAATCGTTTGTAATTTCAGTTTTTAAAGTAAAATTTCTAACAAAGTTAGAAGCAACAGTATTTTTATTCAAATAATTATTATTATACCCATAAAGTTCTAATTCATATGACTTTTTAACGTTTGTTGAAGTATAATTTCCGTCAATTATTTTTAATGTATTAATTTCTTCATCTAATGTAACTTCTAAGTTATTAACCCCACCCATAGCTTTATTTATAGCTTCACATAAGTTCTGGAGGAAATCAAATAGAGCTACATTACCTTTTTCATCCGTGTTGCTATTTAAACTAGATAGAATTTGGTTATGGCTAACATATATGTTCATAATCCAGGCATATCCTTTTTCAGTGTTTTTCCATCCTGCTAGAGTTGGAAAGAAATCTTTTTTACTTATTAATTCACCTCCATTCACAATACACACTCTAGGATCAAAAGAAACTTGATAAGGAACAGCATACATTAAATTAGACCATGTATCGTAGTTAATATCTACAATAGGTTGTTCAGTTCCATCAATTTTAGGAAGGACAAAATTACGAATGAATTCAAGTAAATGACCTAATCTCATATAAAAGCCAGTGTCATTTATAAAATCACTATCATTTTCTCCATCATTGTAGTTTAAATAAACTACATCTTTTTTCTTTTGGTTAGTTTCAGTTGCTTCTAATGATGGATATGATTTTGATACTACTATGTAATCCCCATTTCCTACAATTGCCCAAACATTTTTTTCTGAAGTGTTTACATCTCCTAGGTTATCTACTTGGGTATGGTTTGGATAAGTTGATTGAGCATAATTTAAAGCTTCTTTTTTACTGTCAAATTCTCTTGAATAAGTTTTAATCCCTCCAGGAAGAGAAATAGCTCCATCTTTAGGAGGAACTATAAAGTGTCCAGCTAAAGGAATTCTAGTCCCATTTATAGTAGAATAAACATCACAACTATCAACATTTGCTCTTTCATCAGAATCTTTTCCATTCCCATCAGGATTATTGTCTTTGTCAAGATATAATTTTTGAAGAAAGAGATATGATGAAATTATATTATCCGAAGGAGAAGGAATTATTGAAGTATCTTCAGAATCTTTATTGTTGTAAAGAGCATAAGATTGGTTAATAAATTCGTTCATTGGTTTAGATGGTGCAATATTTGTTTTTAACGATTCTACAACATCTCCTAAACTTATAAGACTTAAAGTAATATCATATGAACCATCTTGAGCAAATGTCCAACTAAAGTTTACTACTTTACAAAGTAATCCATCATAATTTCCATCTTTTCCTTTTCTATATGCTTCTATTGCTGGGAGGAAGGATGCATAGGATTGGTCTTTCCATTGATCATCAGAGAAGAAACCCTTTTCAGATTCAATTAATGTGGTATAATTTGAGACAAGTTGTCCACTATTATCTAAATATGGAGACCAACCCCATTCTAAAAACATAGTATACCCTATTCGTAGATATAGTAAATCTATAATTTGAAATTGATCAGGTGTATAACATTTAATAGTAACTTCAGCACGCTTAATTGAACCTCGGTTTAAACTTTTTATTTCAGCTCCAATAATACCAGGCATAGGAGCTAAACCAAAATCACCTGTGTTCTTATTATCTGTAGTTTTAGCTGAAACATTATAGGTTCCTTTAAGGAAGTCCCAAACATTATTGGCATCTGAGTAGGTACCTCTTTGTTTTAGGTAATTATTTTGTAATGAAGATACACCACTATATAAAATATAATTTCTAGCTAGTTGCCCCCAAGCTAAATTAGGTCGAATACCCTCTTCCTTAACTCGGTTGTACGAATATGGATTTGTTGATTTATTTTCTCCATTATCTACTTTAATCCCTGAGGCTAATTTTATCCAAGCAGTTTTAGAGTTTAAATAAGCAATCTGTTCTGGAGTTCGGGATGTACCATCTGTGCCTGAGCCATGAGCTTTTTGTCTTGCGTTGATTTGATAAGCAACGTAGTTTTTAAACGGTTCACCTATAATATTTGACATAACTGTTTTTTATAAAGTTCTATTTATTTCTTCATATTCACCAAGAATGATTGAAATTCTATTAACACTAGGAATTCGTATTTGAGTTCCTGGTGATGGGTATAAAGAGTCAGTAGATGATACAGTTGCATTAGCTCGAGCTATAATCCACCATAAAGTAGAATCATTATAGTATGTTTGAGCTAAAACGTCATATCTATCACCTTGAGTAACATACACATAAATGTCCTGAGAGTCACGAGGGATGGAAGGATACTTAACATTAATGTATCTTCTTTCGGGTTTTTCAGGAATTGAAATAAAAGGAATAAATGTGTATCTAGACATTATTTTTTAACTATTATTAGTTGCTGAGTTTTGGAGAATGTATTTGTTGGTTCCATTCCAATCATATTCTGGTCTAAAGTTATGAATAGGAGTAAACTTAATCCCGGATACTTTAATATACATAGGAACTTGTTTTCCTTCGGTTATTTCCCAAGGAGAATCTTGTATAACTTCATAAGTAAATCCACCCATAATCCCCCATTGTTCATAAAGATAATCACCAACTGTTAACCTATGCAAATTACCTGCCATATATCCTTCGTTAGTGTAAGTAGGGGCAATAGAAGCAGCTAATGCATTTAACTGGGAATACATTATATCTAAACTGGAAGAGTTGTCGGCTACAATAGTGAATCCAAGGCTTATGTCTCGAGTAAAATTATTGTATTTGTAGAATTTTTCTCCACGACCCATGTAAGTTTGTGAACCCCAATCAGCACCATATGAATCAGAAAAATCATCTATGTAAGCTCTAAAATTAAGAGTGTTACTACTATCAGATGGAGATGTTGGATTAACTATAGTAATACGAAATTTAATTATATCATCTCCGTTATTTATAGGATTTGAAAGTCTTTTAGATCCGGAGGAATTATAATAAATTCTATCTAGGGGTTTATAAGGTTCATCTTTAGAATAATCTGATCCTTTAGTAGTAATGTAATCATAAGGGGTTGGATAGTCTTTAAAACCTCGTTTTTTTCTATCTACTAAACGAAAATCAAAAGAAATACCTCTACCACCTACTCTATATGGGTTGTTTAATGTTTTAATTCCATCAGCTTCTTCATAATCACCTGCATTTTTGTTTAAATTAGCTAAATATCCTTTTATTGGTTTACTTTGAAGATCTTTCCATTTATCTCCATCTTTATTAGCTATTCCACTATCAACTTTTAAAGTATTAAATGAAGAATAAAATCCTAAATATTTTTTAGTAGGATCAACTCCAGTATAATGTCCTATATTAGTATTATATTTAGGGAACGTAATAAGTTGACGACCAAAATCTTTTAATTTTTGACTAATAGATGATGAATATACTATACTTCCTGATGATCGAGTAGTAGTAAAGTAAGAACCCGTTAAATATGAATCTATACTATTAATAGGAATTAAAGAATATTTTTCTTTATATACAGATGTATTAATATCTAATTCCCAAGAATCTCCTCCTAAATTTAATACCTCTTCAACTTTATCATCTACAGATTTTGAAACTGAATTATATAAAGCTGATGCTTGAGTTGGGTAGATCCACTTAGTGTTTGCTTGGAGACTTTTATAAGTTTTCCCTATTAAATAATCATTTAAGTCTTGTCTTGGAATTAGTGGAGTTGGATCAGTAAATTCGTCTCCTAAATATTTATCAGGATTTTTAACTAAAGGTTGACCTGGTTTATAAACACTGCCTGTAGGGATGTAATAATCTCTATTTTGAATTAAATATCCCGCAGGTTTAGGGGTTAATGTTTTTAAAGGAACATCAGCATTGTCAGTAGCAAATTTTACATATGTAGTTCCTACTCCAATTACTGAATCAGGGCCTCCAGTATAGGAAACTACAGAATTTCCTACATTCAATCCATATCCTTTTACAAAGGAAAAGTTATTTTCTGATCGACTTGAAGAGATTAAACGGGTTAATTGGGTAAGTCGATTGTTTTCAGGGATAAACGGACCAATTAATTGGTTTTGTTTGATCGCATCCTGATAGTTTTTAATGGAAAGGGATGGGATTAGTCCTGTAGGGTCTATACCTTGTTTATTGAGATGAATACCTAAAAAACCCACACCAGCTTCTGCTAATGTAGATAATGGAGTATAAGCACCTTCGTTTAATCCACCTCCTAAATATGCTGCACCTCTAGAAGCCTCAGTTTTAGTACCGCTACGAGAAAGAATATTCTGTTTAGCTGTAAATAAAAGACCACTAGGATTGTTAAAATTAAAAAAATATTTTGTTAAACGAGCAACATCTTCAGCAGCACTTAAAGGAGCTTCTATTCCACCACGTAAAATAAAATCATTGTAAAATGCAGGATTTTTTGAATCTTGTTCTATACTTTTTTTGATGAAAGGTTGATTACTATCCCCTCCACCAGGTTGGTCTTTACCAAACTTGAGTGATTTTAGTTGGGTATCCCCATTCTTTAATTTGATTAAAAGACCCATTCAATTTTTTATTGAGGTAAATTGTCTAAATATTGTGGTGGTGTTGTACCATTCAAATCTAGTTGTGACGGAAGTGGAATTTGGTTTGGTGTTCCGTCTTCATACCCATTGTATTGAGTAGTTACTGTATTAGCGTTTGCTCCATTCAATGAGTATCCAGGTGCATTACCATCAGCATGTAATTTTGATTGCTGTGTTGCAAGTGGGTTTACAGGTGGATTTAATCCATCGTGTGCGCTAAAGATAGATCCTTCAGTAGTTAATTTAGTTAATATGCCCATGATTAATTATTTTATTATAAATATTAAATATTATTGAATTTTCAATGTTGGAATAGCATTCACTTTTGTAGTTGCTGAGATTAGGGCATCTAATCGGGCATTGGTTCCTGCACTTGGGTCTTGGTTTTGCGTGGATCTTGGTGAAGTGCTATTAGCAACAGTTATAGCGCCTTTAGGAGCAGACATTACATCATCACCCTTCTTAAATAAATCAGTACCTGCTATTACAGTATCTTTATTGTTTAATTGGATAGCACCTTCAGGACCAAATAAAGTACGTTTACCATAACCTGAGGATCCATCACCAGGGGATATTACGTCGTCTCCTTTCATAAGGCTATAACCTAAGGCAACAGCACTTGCTGCAGCAGCAGCTCCAAGAAGAGGACCAACAATAGGAATACTAGCAACTGATTTAAATGCAGTCATAGCTGCTTCTGCTATTGATTTTAATAATCCTTTTTGTTTAATATTATTTAAAAAGACTTCTTTTGCTGTTGCTAAAGTAGTCAAAACTAGTTCTTTTTTCTTCATAGCATACTCATATGTTGAATACATCCAACCTTCTTTTTGAGCAAATGCTATTCTTTGTTGGTTTAAGAGTATACCTGCAAGAACAGTTCCAAAAGTAATTAAGCCTGGGACTGATTCAGTAATAAGATTTTTTATAGAAGTGAATAAAGAGGCTAAAGTTTGAACAGTAAATATTACAGGTTGCAAAACTATATTAACTAATGGAAGAATACTAGACACTAAATCTACTATAGGAGATATAAATGCTAAAACTGGTTCAGCTAAACTAATAAATACTTCTTTAAGTTTTTCTGTGGCTTGAGCAAATCTTTCTTGGACTGATTGTTGTTCATATTGGGTAGCTAAAGCTGCATCTCCTAATGCTTTGGAGGCCTCTTGGGCAGACATAGTTTTTCTTAATTCTTCATATTTTGCTTTAGCAGCAGCAGCATCTTTAAATCCAATTTTAGCTAAGGATTCTTTATCTATTAATGATTGAGCTAATTCATCTCGTTCCATCCCAGCAGCTTTAGCAATAGCTTCTTGTTGGAGAACATTCATTTTACCAAAATCAGCAGATGTTCCTACTTGCTTTGCTATTTCAGCAGCAGCTTCAGCAGTTTTACCTTCTAAAGCTAATGATCGTGCTTTTTCAAAATTTAATTCTTTACCAGTTAATAATTCAGCACTTAACTCATTTTCAATAGAAGATTCAAATTGAAGAAGACTTTGAGAAATTTTTTCAGCTTGTTCTAAATTTAAACCAAACTGTTTAGCTTGAACTGCAGCTTCAGCTACTGCTTTAGCGCTACCACCCAATGATAATTTTAATGAAGCAGATGCTTTGGATACTTCTCGTAACACATCTTTTTCATTTACAACAAGTCCATTTCTAGTAGCATATGCTTCGGCACCACCCAATATTTCTTTTGTATTATCTTCTAATGTTTTACCATTTACTAATGAAAGTTTTTGTATTCCTACTAATTCTTCATTAGTGTAACCAGCTTGTTCACGTAATTTAGTAAATGTAGCTAAATCAGCTTCATTTAACTTAGCATTGGTGCCTAATGATTGACCAACAGCTACCATCGATTCTTGAAGAGCACGAGCATTTAAAGCAACATCTCCAGACATGGTAGCCATATTACTTAATTCTCTTCGAGTGGCTAATGCTTCAGAATATGTTAAATTAAAATCTTTTGCTAATTTACCTGTAGCTTCATCTGCTGATTGAAGGGATGTTACAAATTCTGCAATAAGTACCTTAGGATCAAGTAAATTTTTAGCTAAACCAGAAAATGCTGATTTCATTCCAGCACCCAGGATTTTAAATTTATTTCCTAAAGTTGCAGCATTTTCCCCATTATTAGTTAGTTTAGCAGCCATTTCATCCATGGCTTCTTGAGCTTCATCTAAACCTAATTTATCTGCTAAACCGCCAAGACCAAGTTTACCCATGGCATCTTGCATGCCTTTTAAAGCATTACCACCTAATCCTAAGGCATCTTCTAAATTTTTAGCCTTTTTACCTGATTCGTCTAATTGGGCCTCAAATTGTTTAATAAACCCAATATTTTCAGTGATTTCTTGAGTAATATTAGCATGGGCCGCTCTAGCTTCTTCTAATTGTTTTTGTTCTTTATTAGAAAGATTATTTCTAGTTTCTAGGGATCTGATTTGATCTTTAGCTAATTTACCTGCTAATTTTAAATCATTTGTTCTTTCAGAAGATTGTTTTTTTAAATTAGCTATTTCTTTAGAAGATAATTTACTAATCCCTTCTTGATGAGATTGTAATTTTTGAGCTAAACTGGCTAAACCTTTAAAGGAGGAACGAGCGAGTTTAGCACCACTGTTCATGTTTTTTAATTCATCAACGATACGAGTAAAACCTTCTCTAGATCCAGCAACATCACTAGTATATTCTTTCCATTCGTCTCTTAACCCTTGAACCAGTCGTTCAGCAATATTTAAATCATTGTTGATATTATCTAAACTAGCTGAGGATAATTCATCACCTAACTGTTTAGCTAGTTTTTTTCCTTCTTCGATAAGTTTATTTAACTTTTCTTGATCTGCTGGGGATAATTGAGCCATCTAAAGTATTTTGTTATAAATATTAACTATTTATAGCTTACTGGTCTTTTTGGTGGTGGAGTAAATTTTTGTGTGGTGTTTGATGCTGCCTTTTGTAATAATTCTGGGGTTTTAATGGTTCCATCAGAATTGATTACAGTTTGGTTGTCTTTTTTACCTTTGTTTTCTAAAGCTTCTTTTTCTTCTTTATAGTAATTTTGAATTTGAATAAAAGTAAACTTACGAAGCCAAAGAGGCATATTATAGATTGTATTCCAATCATATCCTCCTTTACCATGAAAAACTATTTCATGGATTTGCTTAAATAAAGCTGCTCTTGCTTGAGCTGCTACATCAAATGTCAGGCCAAAAAAAGCTAACCCCAATTGGGATATTGACTCTACTGTCAGACTCGTCGGGAAAAAAAGTTAGATCAACGTCGGGTTGAACTTCTTTAACATATTCTCTTAATGCCCGAGAATCTTGAGCTAACAGATACCCGTCGACAAACTCTCGAACAGATTTTTTTTCTCTATCTCCATTTACTGAAGTAATAAGATATTTTAAACGAGTTGAAAGTTCAGGGGAAGCATCTTTATTGATTTTCTTTAAACCTTCTAGTTCACGGTTAATATCTTGTTCGTCTTTATGAGTTAAAATCTTAAATGTAATTGTATTACCTGATTTAGGAAGGGTAAATGGGAAATCATTTGACTTAGACTTTAATAAGTCTTCATGTAGTGGTTTATTTTCAATTTGAGATAAATCTACTGTGTGTGATTCACCCAAATAATCAAATGAGTAATCTGAGCCATATCCTAGGATACGGGCTGCAACCATGATTGCGTTCTTATCACCAACTAAAAGTTCATCAAAATTAATTTTTGATACAATTAACGATTTGAGTAATTTATCGAGTACAGTACCGTTTTTAATATATGATTGGTTTGTAAGGATATCTTCTTCCTTAGCAGTCATGTATTTAATTTCTACTACTCCTTTTGCTAATTCAGAATCTTCAGGGTAAAGTAAACCTTTAGAAGGTAATTCAACTGTTTCAGTTGGTAATTTAAATTCGCTCATAATTTTTATTTGTTATAACTTAATTGTCTTATATAAATATATTAAAGAGCAGAAATATTATCAGGATTTACATTGTATGATAATACTCCTTCTACTTTCAATATAGCTTTGCGGATATCTTCCATTTTCGAACGGTCAAACCCACTAGAAGAAATCCATGGATGTCCATCTACTTTAACGGTCATTATAGATTGGAATTTTTCTGTATTTTGTTCACTATATTCCATGGGTTCTTTTACAGATGCTACTGTAACACCTGGGATTGAGCGGATATCGGAAAAGATTTCTTTTTGAGGGCGTTTCTTAATGTTGGTAATAAGCATACCTACCATTTTAAATTTGTCTTGGTAATCCTCATTTAGTCGCTTACTAAGCTCCTCTTTAACTAATGTACGTAAACTATCTAGTTTCATATGTTTATAAATATTGGCCTATCGAATTAAAGTAAAATGTCCTCGAACTGTATATTGATAGCTGGTTTCAGTTACACCGAAGTTAACATCATATACATAGATTCCATCTTGACATTTACGATTATTATATGTTCCATCCCAACCTTCGGCAGCATTTAATGATTCAAATACACATTCTCCCCAGCGATTATAAACAGTTAAGCGATAATCATAATAATCTATACCAGTAGTAAATACGGGTAACCAGGTTTGATTATGTTCGTTGTCGTCGGGTGTAAATGAGTTAGGAATATAAAATAGTAGTTCAGGACAAACTACAATTGTAATTACTGTTTGTTGTTGAGGTGAAGCACACCCATTTGAATAATGTATTACTGATAAAGGGAACATTCCTTCAGTATCAAACGTAATATTTAAATTATCTTGTTGGTATGTAACACCCATAAATGACCATTCATTATATCCTGGTAAGTTTGATATGGCTGTAAATAATGTTGATACTGAGTCACCTTCACATAACTCATAAAATGGATTGTATGGAGCAATTGAATCAAGTGTTGGTTGAGGATACACTGTTACTAAAGTAGTTGTATCAAAAGTACATCCACTTAATGTGTATTCGTAATTAATAGTATTTGTTCCTATCGCGTTTGATGGATAAAATTCATTACCAGCAACACCTATACCACTAAGTATTCCTCCGATTGGATTCATGTTTAAAGTAACAAATTCGTCGTATTCACAAAACGGTCCTATAGGATCAATTGTAGGTACTACATTTAAAATAAATAAATCTATAGTAACAGGAGCACCAATACATCCATTTGATTCTGGAGTAACTTGGATAGCTCCTGGTATAAATCCTGGGGTGAATGGGCTGAAGTCTACTGTAATAATATTAGTTCCTTGTCCTGAGGTGATAGGGGAAACACTACTCCATAAGTAATTGTATCCTGCTACTGCAGGTACATCATACATTTCATAGGAACTTAAATAACATATAGTATCTACTCCATTAATAGGTCCTGTTGATGGAATGGGTGGACCAGGCACAACTAGTACTGTATCGGGACCTAAACCAGTACCTCCATTACAAGCCGACCAACCAGCATTACATGTTGGATAAGTTAATTGGCAAGTATATTGAGTAGGCCCTACAGGTGTTACATTAAGGGTAGGTCCTGTTCCTATAGCTACAGGATTACCTACTTGATACCAAGTTAAAATAGGATTTACTGTTGGTCCAGAGGGAGTCCATCTCCAAGCATCATTTGTGGTTGTCCAAGCTGAGGAATTTCTCCCAGGTACTGTAATTCCTATAGTACCAGCAGCATTGTGTATGCCTTGGGTAGCAGTTCCACCTTGCCATTGTAAACAGGCTGGTTTATTTTGAATATAACTTTCAATAAAATTAGTTGATTCATAAATTACAATATGAAATGTTCCCTGATTTCCAGTGCAACTAAACATTGGCATATTTGTCCAACTTACTGTTAGTTTTCTACAAGGTGCAACCCCACTTGTTTGGTATCTAATTTGCCCTCCAATTCCAGGATGCCAATCCTGCCAAGGACCCATAATACAATTTTTAGGTACTAAAGCATTACCTGTTGGAATTGTTTGTGTTGTAAAAGTAGTAGGTTGTCCTGGGGAGAATGAAATCCAACCATTTGATCCAACCCAAAATTGTGTATATGTTTGGCCAAAGAAACAAAATGTAAATCCAATATTAAATGGTCCTTGTTGGGTATCATCACCCATAAACAACTGAATTCCGGTGTTGTTTTGGGTTACATAGGGTATATTGGAAACTGCATAGTTAACGGTTTGTTTGGGTAAGGCTCCAGTACCACATTGGCTCAAGTCAGCAGTAAGTGTTGTTGATCCTACACCACAGGGCAAAATTTGATCAGGTCCTAAAGCAGGACAGTATTGACCATAACCTACAAAGGTCAATAAAAGAAATATTAATAGTTTTTTCATAGATCCAATATATTGAAAGAAAATAAAAGCCCCAAATTTCTTTGGAGCTTTCATATATTTTGTTGTTTTGTTCTTAGAAATTCAAGATACAGTAATCAGGTTGTACTTCAACTGTGATGTTTGTTGGAGTTCCATCGTCATCCCAATTATAATCACCAAATCCAGCACTTGTAATAACAGCTCCTTTAATGATCCATTCAGAAACGATATCACCTACAGGTCCAATAACATTAAACGTAATATCTTTTTTATAGAAATCTGAGTAACCATCACGGCCTGTTACTGATTCGTGGCCTAAACGTACCCATTCCATTACCGCTTGTGCACCACTTGGAGTAATTGCATCATATAATGTAAAGGAAATTGTATTCCAAATGGTCTTTCCTTTTACATAACGTTGAACGTTAATATGATTGAGTGGAACTGCGGTTTGTGCTAAAGATACTGCACTTACTCCTTTTACCAAATATGATGGAACACCATCCATATAAAGGATAAAACGGTTTGTTTGTTTAGGTTCAAACGCTGTAAAAAATATTTCGTTTGGATTTAAAATTGCCATTTGTTTTCTATTTTAATTTTGTTATAAATATCTAATTTTTCAGTTTTTATCCTGGAAATTCAGCTCCTGTTGGCATTAAGATGAAATCTAATGAAATGAATTCAGCTGTGCGAGTTGGTTGGATATAAATTTGACCTACTAATTGGTTTTGATCAATTACAGCCGGACCATTATTTGTAGTATCCATAACAACTTTGTAAGCATACAATCCTTGTTTTTGTTGGATTCCTTCTAAGAATGGGGTAACACGTGCTACAAATGAATTTCTAGTTGCAATTGTATTTTGTTCAAATACTACTGTATCTGCAATTTGCTTGATATATGATTTTAATTCAATCATTAAACGACGAACGTTTACACGATCAAGAGCAGATTGAGATTTTTGTAATGTTTTCTGACCGTATACTACTACACCTTGTTTAGGTAGCGTTGCAATAGGGTTAATATTGTTGCTATATAGCGTATCACGATTACCTTGCGTCAATTTCAATTGTGCTTGAAGTACTGTGTTTAATCCACCGCGGTTAATACCTGCTGGGGCAAACCAAGGAGCTGATACTCTATCGTTGAAAGCATAAACACCTGGGATTACTGTAGAAGCTGGTACCCAAACTTGTCTTCCTGTTCCTGGATCGATAATGCGAACCCAAGGCCAATAAGCTGCGGCATATGAAGTATCACGAGATTGGGCTTGTGTTACTGCTTCACCAACGGTGCTATTGTAATCTACTAGATCTACAACATACATGTTATCACCTCTAGCAATAGTATTGTTAATAATACTAGTTACTTGAGCTGCATGGTTATCATTTGTTAAACCAGGAGTAAATAATAAGTTAAATTGATATGCTTCAGGATTTCCAAGCAATGCAATCATATTATTATAACTAGCACCAGTTAATCCTTGTGTATTTGTTGAAATAGTATCATACAAGTTAATAGTATTATTTACAGTACCTGTAGCACTTGTAAATGAACCTCCTGCTGAGCCACTACCATTTACTGGGATAGAAGAGGTATAAGCATTTAATGCAATGCCATTTGCATCAAAATAGTTTGGAGTAGGTAAATTAACTGATCTTACACGAACATATTTTGAATTATTTGGATAACTTCCAGATAATTCCATTTGGAATGTTGATGAGTTATAGTTTAGTACTTGATCACCAATTACTTGAGCGATATAGCGATTTGAATTAGGATCTAATGTTAAGTTATTCCATGATTCTAAAATAACTTTGTTATTTTCAATATCGTTACCACGTCTAACTAATACATTAAACGTACCTGATCCAGTATTTGAATTAGTAATTTCCCAACGAACGTTATTTTCTGAACCTGAAACTAATGAACCTGAAGCTCCAACAATTGAACTAGAGTTATTCATAATAACTCCTTCAGAAATTGTTTCTAAAACAAATGAAGCTGAAGTTGCATTTAGGTAAGATGGAATTGTAGTGCTTTGTGCTGAGGACCAGCTAACAGATTCAGATACTACACGAGCAACCAATAATGAAGTTCCTCCGTAATTAAAATAATTGTAAGCAGCAATTGAAGTTAAGTAAGATTGTGCTTGACCACCACTAATAAATGTATCTCCAAAGATTGCTACGAAATCTGAATAAGAAGTTACAAGAATTGGGTTTTCAACAGGACCTTTTACTGTAGGACCTATAATAGCAGCACCTGCTTGAACTGGTTGTCCAGTTAAGAAAGTGTTGTCTACTTCGCTAATTGCTACTCCAGGAGAAGTTGTGAAATTTGCCATTGTATTTTTTTATTATAAATATGAATATTCTCTTTAAAATATATTACTAAGCAGGAAACGTTGCACCAGTAGGTAATACATTAAAATCAAGTACAATGAATTCAGCTGTTCGAGTAGGTTGTAAATAGATTTGACCTACTAATTGGTTTTGGTCTACTACAGATGGTGGATTATTTGTTTCATCCATTACAACTCTAAATGCTGTTAAACCTTGTTGTTGTTGAACAGATGCCAAATATGGATTTACTTGAGATAAGAAATTATTTCTAGTAGTAACTGTATTTTGTTCAAATACTAAAGTATTAGCAATTTGAGAAATGTAGTTTTTAAGTTCAATCAATAAACGACGTACGTTTACACGATCTAAAGCACTTGCTTTTTTCTGTAATGTTTTTTGTCCAAATACTACAGCACCGGTATTAGGGAAAGTAGCAATTGGGTTAACATTATTTTCGTATAAGAAATCTCTATTTCCTTGAGTCAATACACGTTCTGTTCTAATTACGTTACTTAAAACTCCACGATTAACTCCAGCAGGAGCAAACCAAGGGGCAGATACATTATCATTAAAAGCATACACACCAGGGATCATAACAGAAGCAGGTACCCAAACTTGGTTTCCAGTATCAGGATCAATAGTTTGAAGCCATGGCCAATAAGCTGCAGCATATGAAGTATTATAACCAATTGCTTGAGTTGCTACTGGGTTGATGTTGGAACCATAACCTACTAGGTCAAGGACGGTCATTGCATCTCCTCTATTTTGAACTGTATTAAGCATTAAGTTAATAGCAGTTGTGGTTGGTAAACCAAAGCTACTAACTAAACCAGGAGCAACTAGTAAATTGTAATTGTATGCATCTTGGTTAGCTAACAATGATATTGATTGAGTATATGCACTAGCAGAAATACCTTGAATATTATCGTTAGCAATGTTTTCATAATATTTTGCTACAACACCTGTTGGTACATTTTTCCCACCAGCACTACCAAAAGAACCACTTGCGTTTAATGGAATTGAACCAGTGTATTGTGGTTTTGGATCTCCAACGTTATCAAAATAATTTGGAGTTGTTTGATTAACTTGTTTTACACGAACATAACGTGATTGGTTAATATAGCTTCCTGAGAGTTGAACAAAAAATTCACCGCTATCGCTTCGAACATTTTCAACTTGATTACCAATTATTTTTTCAATATAGTTTGAAGCAAATGGATCTAATGATACAGGACCCCAACTTTCTAAAATTGAAGGTGAATTTGTAGTATCATTACCTTGACGAATTAATACATAAAAAGTTCCAGATCCAGTATTTGAAGAAGCAATTTCCCATCTAAAATTATCTGCTGATCCGCTTAATAGAGTACCATTTGAACCTGTAGGGCCAGTACTATTCATAAGTTCACCTTGGGATAATGTTTCTAAAACAAATACATTGGTGTTATAAGGTGAACCAGCTCCGTGGCTTGATGCTGAAATAAAAGATGATGTTGCTGCTGTAAATGGTTCTCCTACTACTCTAGTAACTAATAGGGTAGTCCCTCCATTGTTAAAATAGTTGTAAGCGGCAATTGAGGTAAAATAAGAATAAGTTTGGCTCCCACTTAAAAAAGTAGAGCCAAATTTATTTAAATAGTCACTATAAGTAGTACATAGGGTTGGAATACCTACTTTACCTTTAACGGTTGGTCCAATAATAGCGGCACCTGCGGTAACAGGTCCTTGAGTGATAAATGATTGGTCGTTTTCTATTGCTAATACACCAGGTGATACAATTGTTTCTGCCATTGTAAATAAATTATTTTATTATAAATATGGTGTATTTTGGCCTAGATTACTCTACTGGGGTGATTTCACCAGTCTCAGGGTTGATACTAGCTTTACCATATGTGTTAAATACCGATTGGGTAAATTCTTTTTCTTTTTCACCCAGTTCGGCTAAGAATTTTTTCGCGTTATCATAACGTGATTCCAATTGGATTTTAACTAACTCAATTTCTCCCAACTCAGCAATAAGTGCTTGGGTACTTGTTTGAATTTCTTTTAACGTGTTTTTTTCTTCTTCTGTTAAGAACTTTTTTTCTGAAACGATTGACATAATTTATATTTTAGGGTTTAATGTACTAAATAGGGTTTTATTCTCCACCTTCTTCTTCAACAACTGGTGTTTCTTCAATTACTGGTTCTTCTGGAGTTGGAGTTGGTTCTGGGGTTGGTGGATTATATTTTTCAAATGTTGCTTGGGAGTTGATTTCATTTGCATTTTGTAAATTATCGATTACAAATGTATCTAAAGCATCAATTAATTGTGAATATGGATCTGTAATTGTTGGATCATATGTTAAGGTTGACTTGTCAATATTTTCATATCCAATTGCACCATTGTCTGCAATGTAAACATCCATTTTGATCATTCCAGCATATGCTAAATGTGGAACTAATGTTAAAAGTGGGGATTGATAAATTAATCCTGTTGCGGTTGATTGAAACAATCCTGTTACTTGTACTGCCATTTTATTTTGTTTTATTATAAATATTACTTCCCTTGTGAAATATACGACTTAACGTAATTTTTGCTATTCTTATTTTTACTTTGTTTTGATTTGGCGTGAACGCCTGGTCTTTTCTTTTTTGGTTTACCAATAAATGAAACCGAGGATTGTGTTTTTGCTTTTGCTGCCATTGTTATAGATTATTTAAATTATTAACTGTTTCTGTTGTAATGATAACTTGTGCTTTACTGTTATATTTTTTAATTGCTGTTACTTCTTTTTGTACTGTGTCTGGGACAATATAGCCAAACATTTTTAATGTAAATGTACCTTTGATGATACGATTTGTAGAATCAGATATTTCGATTGCTGTGGAAAATGAATCAATAGATGCTTTAAATTTAAAACGTTCCGGATCCCCCCAATATGAATCGGAAGCATAGTTGATTGCCTCAATTACTTTGTTCATTTGCTCAACGTAGTATGTTTGAATGGCGCATGTATACGTTAAATTAACGTAGTCAGGCACTACATTGACAACGAATTGTTCAACTGGTTTACGGTTTGTTAATACGTCAAAGTTTGAGTAGCCATTTTTTGCATTATATCCTTTTGCCCAAGAAGTGTATAGGTGAGGGTGGTTTGCATCTAATTTGTTTGTAAGAGATCGGTTTTTATCGATTGTATCTCTTTTAAACATGATTAGTGGGGCCATTATAGCACCGTTTTTGTCTTTGTAGTATCCGTCTTTTGATACAGATTTCCACTTTTCAGGTGAGCCATAAATTACAGGTACTTCAATTCGTACACCGTTTTGATAAACAAATGGACGTATAACATTTTGAAAATAAAACATTATCGATTCGTCTATGTCTTGAAGACCTACTGTAAATGGTTTAACAGTATCTCCTTTAAAGGACATTTGTTCGGAACGGTTAAAATCAACACCACTTTGTTTTGTTGGAGTAAATTGATTAAATTCCGAAGGTATGTTTGGATTATCGTAAGATTCACCGGTTTCAGGGAAAACATAAGGATCCACCTGATCGTTTGAGATCTGGAGTTGGCTTTTTGGATTTGGTTTTCTAGCTGATGGCATGTCTTATAGTCTTTCTCGTGTAATTTGGACTTTGTCTGCAGGAACATAATGGCAGAAACAAATAATAGAATAATCCGATCCGTAATTTTCTAGTCCTGGGTTTAATGGGTTTTGATTATTTGGGTAGGCTGGGTCTTTTCCAACAAATAATTGGTTGTCGTTTGTATTGTCTATTTCCCAATATGAATTTTCCCACATGATTATATCTCCTGTTTCAGGAACAATATCTGCTCCATAAGGTGTTCCATTATAGTTTCCTACATCAGGACCACCACCAGAGTTAACAGGATTTTTACCACGTAAATCATCACGTAAAAATCTAAATTCCATTGAACGATCGTAACCCACACCAAAATCATCAACTGGGGATTGATTATCACCTCTTACAATTAAAGTGTTAAGGAGAATAGGTCCATTGTAGTATCTAGCACCTGCAGCCTCACCATAAATGTTTACTTTAGTTTGGTTCTCTATTAGTTGATAATAAGCACATTGTTGAGTAATAATATCCCACATCAGCTCACGGCTAAGGTGTCTAAATAAGGATACGTCTCGTTGGGTTCCAAATAATGCCATATTATCCTACAAAAATTGTCATTGGTACGTCGTTCAATATATTTTTCTGGTTTTCTGCTTCGGCTGCTTTCTTTTCAAGTAAAGCTTTACGTGAAGTAGAATCTAAGTATATTCGTAAGCGTTCAATCAATGCATTTCTTTCATTAGTAGCTGCAGTGATCAAATCACTTTGGTTTAATGTAATTTCAGATCCTGGGATTGGTACTGTTGAGTATTTTCCACGAACATATCCTAACATTTCTTTTGCTAGAGCTAGAGCATATTCAAATATCCAAGAACGTCCAATTGAGTTAATATTAGAGTATATTGGGTTTTCATATGGTACATCTCCAGGGGTAACAATTACACTACCACTAACATCTGCATATGGTTGTCTCGTATCATCTAGTTTTACATATTGGAACCACAATTCGTGATAATGTACAACTGGGATAGGGAATATTTTAAGTTGGTTGTTTACTAATTCAAATGTGTATTGCGATTTACGAATTTGATCGTTGAATTCAATTGCTTGAATTTTTTGTAAGTCATAGTTAATAGGCATCAACATAAAGTTGATTGCAGGAGAATATGAACCCCATCCAAAGCTATCTAACATCTGCATCATACCAGTACCTGTACCTGCGTATGGGTCAAAGTATCGCATAATTGCAGGGGGTGCTTCATAATAGATGCGTTTGATTTCAATACCACCTGAAATGCTTTGGGAAATCGCCCATTCATTCATGTCGTATTCTTGTTTGCCTGCTTCTAATCGAATAGAACCACTATGATAAGTTACTTTACCTCCAACACCTGCTTCGGTTCCATATTGGTTTGAGAGAAGTACAACGTTTGCTAGTGTTTCTTGCACTAGTTTGTTGTTTGCAGGGGCAATAGTCATTGGGTTTCCTTGAAACGTCAATAAATTGTCTGCTACTTGGTAGGCATACAATTCGTTTCCATAAGTAGTTACGGCATCTTCAAGGGCAGTATAAAAGTTAATGTCCTGTAATTCAACTTCAACCAATGGATATCCTAGACGTTGAGCAGCAAATTTTGCAAATTTGTCAGCGTCTTGTTGGAATTGATAATCGTTATCGTAAAATCCGAATGGTGTATCGCCTGGGAAGAAACTACTTGAACCTGGCCAAATTGATATATTCATTGCCTAACTATTTTATTATAAATATGAATAAGAATATCCTAATTAATATAGAGCATTCCAGGTACTTCCATCCCAAAAATATGGTTTTGGAGGGGTACTTGAAGATACAGCAAATGAACCCGTTGGAATTCCTGTAGGTAATGGATTTTGTGGGGTTAATGTTAATACATTATCTATTCTAGTAGAACCGGATACATGTAATGAAGCTGATGGGTTAGTTGTGCCAATACCAAAATTACCTCTTTCAATATAGGATTTAGAATTTGTAATGTTATACTCAGTAACTGTAAAGTTTTTGATTTCCCATACATTCGATAAATCGTCAGTTGACACTGCACCTAAGTTACCGGCGCCATAACCAGCAAAACCTGATCCAGTAATAGAAGAATCTGTTGTTGATAAAATTAATCTACCAGCATTTATTACAAATATATTATTACCAACTACACGTAATGATAAATCAATATTTGTACCAGCATATGAATATCCAGCAGTTCCTAAAGCAGTCCATACACCTGCTACTTTTTTATATAAAATACAGTTAGCAGCGGTTGTTGACCATTTAACTGCATAGAAGTTATTAACATCTAAAATTCGGGATGCTAGCCAGATATTATCATCGGCAGATGTTTGAACACCCATTGTAAATTTAACTTCATAATCAGGTGTTGACATTGAAGCACTAGCTACATATAATACACCTACGTTTGCTATAGTAGAAGTAGGACCAGATTGTCCTAATCCTCCTCGAACACTTATTGTTGCTGCTGTGGATCCAGAAAATATTCGTTGCCAATTAGATCCAGTGTTTGGTGTATGTAAAGTTAATTCTGTAGTGGATACTTCGGTAAATGCATCATAAAATACAATATTTCCATTAGGTAATTCAACATCACCTACAATATTATTACCTACCTGTAGTGTTCTATAGTTGTATAAAGAACCATATGAATAAATCTCAGCAGCAGATGAAGTTAAATTCT